GTAGGCCGAGAAATTTCACGGGTAAAGAGCAGGTCAATGAGCTCTTCACTTTTCATCTTGGAATAATCCGGGCGGGGCTTCTCTACAATAAGCTGGCCCAGGAGTTTTTCAGAAATCATATTCGTCTCCAAATACTAAATTAGAGGAGGCCCCGAAAGGAGCCCCCTCCATAATGATCTTACAGCTCGGTACAAGCTACTTCTGCACGCCAGAGCCATGCGTCGTTAAGAATAACGCAGGTCTGCATGGACTTCCATGCCACGGTGCCGCGCTGACCCAGGGGGTCGCCGCCGCGAGCAACGTTGGGGTTCAGAACCATAGGAGTTACGGCTGCATGACCCTTCAGGGGCACGATACCGTAAGCGTCCTTAGCAATGTACAGAATGGGGTACACGTCAACGTTCGTACCACCGGTGGACACCATGCCGGTAGCGGCAGAGGTGAGCGCACCAGCGTTAGCCCAGGGCTCCATCAGAGTGGAGTACAGGTAACGAACACCTTCAACGGAACCAATTTCATTGGGCCACGAGGAGACTGCACCGTAGTCCTTGACGTCGATAAAGCCTGCCATAGCGCGGATATCAGCTTCAAGGTAGGGGTGGCACACTGCAACGTAAGAAGGAGCAACGTTCTCGGTATTGAAGGAAGGGGTAGAACGCACGATCTTGGTGATCTGCGAAGCCTTCTGAGTCTTCAGGGCGCGAACGATGCCACGCTGAGCACCGAGGGTGATGGGGCTAGCAACGTCAGCACGGTTAGTAACACGTGCGCCGGCAGCACCAACACGCCATACGGAGTTACCACCGAGCAGAATGCCAATACGCATACGCTCCAGAAGTTCTGCGGCCTGTTCGCCGAGTACTTCCATGGCCATCTTCAGGGTGGGGTCTTCGTTGGTGTCAGCGATAACGTCGGTGATGGTGACCAGGTCGCCGTACTGTTCCAGGGTAGCAGGAACGTCAGACACGATCAGGGTCTTACCAGCAGGCGTAACGCCTTCAGTAAGAGCAACAGGCGTTGCGTCCAGTGCTTCGTAGCGACGGAACTTAACGAGCTTGGTGCTATTGGTGGGCAGCGGATAAGCCTGACCAAACATTTCGAATACGAGGTAAGGTACTGCACGACGCAGCATTTCAGCGGCGGCGAAAGCTGCAGTACGGTTGTTGATATCGGAAGTGGTGGTGGCGTTACGGTTGCCCGTAGCAGTCAAAAGAGTAGACATTTAATTCTCCGAATTAGTCGTTCTTCGTAGCCTCTGCGAAGGCAGCGTCGAAGTCGTCCGGATCTGCCTGGGTAAGAGACGCTCCTGTCTTAGGAGTACTCTTGGCAGACGGGACAAACGAAGCCGCTTTGAGCTTCTCAAGCAGGGTGTCATAATCGAACCCCACAGCTTGAACCTCTTTGCCTTCTGGCTTCGAGGAAGTAGAAGATTTGGGTTTGGGTTGGGTCTTGGTATTTTCTTTACTGGCTTTATACTCATCCAGAAGTTTAATTACTTCCTCGGTAGAGCCGGTATCTCGGATCGCCTGTACACCACGCTGGGCTACGGGAGAAAGAGACGCCTGCCAGGCATCGAGTTCACCAGTTTCAACAATACTGAATACGTCAGGGTGAGCCTGCTGAATAGACTTCCAATGGGTATTGGCAGCCGAATCATTGAGATTTCTCTCTATGGGCTCCACCTTCGAAGACACCAGCTCTTCCACTGACTTACGAGTCTGTTCGATGTTGGACTTAATGTAAGCCTCAACAGCTTCCGCGACATCGGGCCAGTCTTCTTTAAGCGTCTTGAATGCTTCCGGTTCTACGAACTGGAGAGGAATTTCCTTCTGCTTAGTGCTGGTTTCACGAAGGGTTTTAAGCTCGCCTTTAGTTGCCTGGTATTGGCTGGACAAGTTCTCAAGTCTGCTGTTGGCCAACTTAAGCTGACTGAGAGCCTGCTCATACTGAGTGGCGAGGTTGTCGGTTTCGGGTTCTTCTTTGTCTTTGTTAGTAGACGCTTCCTCGGGCCGACTTTTTTCGGGTGATTCGGATTCCGTAGACGAATCTTCTTCGGAGTCTGGCTGCTTTTCCTCGGTATCTACAGGGGCGCTCTTGCCGCTTTCCTGCTCATCCTTGGCGTCGAAGTCCTTCTCTTCAAAGGCGTCAATCCAATCCTGATCAAAATCTAATTCTTGTTCCATGTATCCTCCAAGGGGCCGTGGCTATCCTTGGTACATTATGAAGATGGCATCAAGCTCGTATCTTCGTTATTGTCAAGTACATCCAGAAGTTTCTGAATTACTTTAAGTTCACCTAACAACACTGTGCGATCCTCTCCCTGGACCGACAGCAATCGTTTGAATGTCTCGGCTCCCAATACCCTCAGATAAGCAGAGACGGCCTGAAGGTCCCGGGAGTATGCCCGGGAAGCCTTCAGACTCTTTTCAATTTCTATTCTTGTCATACTACACCTGCGGCATGGCTTGCTGCATCTGCTGCATATCCATGCGCGTGAGCTTCATATTCTCGATCATATCGTTGGGAGAGATTCCATATTCACGGGCAGTCTCAACCATGCGCAGCATGAACTCGCGTTCTTTCTGTGCCTCAGCAGACATCTGCTGGCGATTGATCTCGATCTCACGATCGGAGAGTACGAGGTCCTTGTCACCAAGATCCAGAGATTCAGCGATGCTGCGAATAATCTTAGGACGCTTAGTGATAGGCTGGTCAGTCGGGTTGTTAGTAATGTTAGCAAAGTTCATCAAACTATTGCTGTACACTTCCCGGGCTACCAGAGAGCTAGTACCAGAAGCTGCGATAGTGTAGTCACCCTTGATGGCTTCATCTTGGCTGAACTGCATATTCCAGTGGTACATAGCAGTGATAAATGGTTTCGTTATGCCGTCGTCGAAGTTCTTTACTTGGTCCTTGATGGTGATGTTAGCGGAGCCCATCATCATGGAAAGACCGGAAGCTGTGCGACCAGCGCCCTGTGCCTGATCACCCCACATGTAACGCGGGATAGTAGTCACCTCGTCGCTGTAACGCTCAAAGGCTTCGATCATGGTGAGGTATTCACCGGTGTGTGACGGAAGCTGAAGAACCCTTACGGCTTCTGCCTGCGCTTCCATACCAGTACCAGTTCTGCCCCACACCTTAAACGGTCGAAGGTCTGTTGGGTCTTCATCTTCAGAGAGAAGATCTAGGTTAACTTCTACCTGCGGCCCAGCCGTAATGGCGGCGTGGTCCAGCATGGCCCTGAAAGCCGAGTTAAACAGCTCCTGGGGATCACGCATGATAGACGCGATGCCTTCTCCAAATACTGAAGTTTCATCTTTGTCATAGTAGTAGAAGAAGTAAGGCCACCGAACGCCATCAATGGGCGAGAGTGCTGCCTTAATAACCTGGTCACCCAGAGTCCACACGTTGGCGAGAAGCTCCAGAGAGCCCGCCAGGTGCTCAGGAATTCTTACACCGGCTGCCTGTAGATCTTCACAATCCACGTAACCCCAGAACTCCAGGACTTCATAATTTTTGTTTGGCTGCGAATGAGTAGTACTCGTGGCCACATCACTTATAGATCTGAGTTCCGTTTCGTACCACTGACGTTGCACGTCTCCATCCGGATTAGCGCGGAGGTATTCTCGAATGGACTTTCCGAGAAAGTCAGATCTTTTGGCAAGTTCCGCGAGGCGACTCTTGGGCATGACATGCCGCTGAATAATATAACGACAATCATCAATATTGCTGACAGCAAGATCCGGGTACATATCCCAGATAGAAACAGCCTCAGCTTGCGGAACGATAACGTCTTTCTGACGAAGCTTCCAAGTTTTACCAGGTGTCTTGACATACTGATTGTTAACCTTGAAGTTTACCATTGGACCCTTAAGAACACCGGTGCCGTACAAGTTACCACTGTGAAGTACTTCACGAAGGATATCTCTGTACCGAAGTTCACTAAGCTGATCTTCAATAGTCTTCGCCATGCGGGCAGCCCGAGAGGCGGCGTCTTCAAATACTTTCTGCTCGACAGCTTCACGAGAAAGCTGGCTAGGATCTCCGACACCAGACTCACCCATGACTTCAAGCATTACGCCAGCCATCTGTTCCTTCGTATAATCAGGAATAGGAGTCGGGTCGATGTTCCAGTTTCTGTCCCCATTAGCCGGGAACAAGAAGTCTGTCAGTCGAGAATCAACAGTCTTAACCTTCGTGCGAGTCATCCGAATGAATGCCTTGCTTCGGTTAGGATTGATTCGAGCAAGTACTTCAGGATCGTACTGACCCCTGTACTGGCGCAAATCCGTAAGCCAGCGCTGTTCGAGATCGCGACGCGCGTTGGATGACTCATCAAATTTACACCGAACGTAAGAGCCGAGAGAAGTGGCAAAGGATATTTGCTCGGGCTTTTCCTGAGCTTTCTCCATTTCTTTCTCGAACTCTTTCAGTACCTTCTCAGTTTCCTTCTCGAGATCACTCGTGTTGGGAACTTCAAACTCCTGAAACTTCGGGGCCTTATCCAATCGCTGACCTCTCATCAACTCTTTGGCGGAAGGCATCTTCGGATCACCGTAAGATATAATTGCCATTAATAGCCTCCAATGGAGCTAGCTGCTCTATAGGTAGTTCTAGTAGCGCCTAAAGTTCTGCGGGTAGGTTTACGATAGAACTCCATCGCAGCATATTGAAAGGCGTCATGGATATGCGAGTATTCATTCTTTGCCGGGGAATCCTTGAACATAGTCGACTGCGAAGATCTAATC